GGATCCGACGTAACCATCGTTAACGCCGCGCGAGTGAGCTACGATAAGGCAACGGATGTACTTCGCGAAAAAGACGAGCGGCTGATTCGGTTCCTTGCGCGGAACGGCCACACGTCGCCATTCCGGCACGCAACGCTGCAATTCGAGGTATATGCGCCGCTGATGGTCGCACGGCAGTGGTATAAATATGCGGTATCTAGCGCGCATCTCGAAAGTCAAAACGCATGGAACGAGTCGAGCCGGCGTTATGTAACCGAAGAGCCAACGTTTTATGTTCCGAAAGTCGACGAGTGGCGTTCGGCTCCGGAAAACAAAAAGCAAGGCTCCGGCGACCCAATAGACGACTTTTTAATTGCTGAGGAAACGACGTATAGGTTAGAAGAATATATCAAGGAAGGCGTCAGGTTATACGAAAAGGCTATGGAATTAGGAGTCGCGCCCGAGCAAGCCCGTTTATTCCTTCCGGCCTACGGTATGTACGTACGTTGGTACTGGACGGCAAGCCTGCAATCAGTCGCGCATTTCCTCGCGCAACGGCTGGAACACGACGCGCAGTACGAAATTCAACAATACGCGAAAGCAGTCCACGAATTAGCTCGCGAAAAGTTTCCGGTTGCTTTACCGGAACTGCTCGCACATACGAAGGAGTGATCGTATCAATATTCTAACGAATCTACTGACGGCATTTATTCTATTTCGCGGCGACCCTACGGCTGTAGTCGACCCACACCCGCCGCCGCCACCGAAGCGCATTCACGTCACGGCAACGGCCTACACCGCCTATTGTCTCGGTTGTTCCGGCGTGACCGCGACGGGCATCGATTTACGAGCGCATCCCGATCGTAAAGTCATTGCGGTAGACCCTGCGGTCATTCCGCTTGGCTCGCGTGTGTACGTCGATGGCTACGGCTACGCGGTTGCTGGCGACGTTGGCGGGGCGATTAACGGGCGTGAAATTGACGTGTTTATTCCGCGGCTGGCCGATGCGCTGGCGTGGGGTCGGCGTGAGCACGTGACGGTGACGATTTTTAACGAAGGGGGCGACGAATAAGTGGCGATTTTTTGTTCCGATGCTTGCCGCGAGATTGGTCCGATTTGCGATTTTTGTATTCACTATCGCGATGATTACGAAGGTAAGGACGGTTTTGCGGGTGAGGGCATTTGTGAAGCGAAAGGGATTAGAGTCATGGCGCACGAAAGCTGCGACGACGATTTCCACTGTTTTATAGCGAAGGAGGGCGAATGAATGAGCAGCCAAATTATCGAGCATGACGGTAAATTTTACCGCGAAGTTGATCGCAAGGCGGAAGTTGGCGATAAAGTAACGTATGTTTATAACGGAATGAGGAATGGCATCGTCGTAACAGTAACGAAAATTAACGACGATGGGTGGGTTTTCTTTGATAAATCTGAATGGTATGAAACGGAGGACGGCGGAGAAGTAGGCGGATTTGGCCCTAATGGCTATCGCGTACTCGAACCGATTGAACCGCCAACCGGCCCGCAAACACAACACGAAGCCATCGCCAACCTTGCGTTAAAAGTTGCGAAGCTGATCGAAAAGGTCGACGCACAAGAAGCCGCTATTGACGAGATATTATCGCGGTTAGGCCACGTGGAAGCGGACTTAGACGAATCGAACTCGCAACACACCGCACCAATGGCCGAACTCCAGCTCGCAATCCTTCGCGCCGACCTACCGCTTGACCTCCGGCTCGACTTAATTCGCGAGTCCGAACGGTTGCATAACGAAAGGCTAGAGAAAATAACACAAATGCGGGCGATGGACGAATGAAGCCGGCTAAAATCGCCCTCTGCGGCAAGGCGCGAGCCGGCAAGGACACGGTTGCGGTGCACTTAGCGGGCACATACGGCTTTCATACGTATGCATTTGGCGACGCGCTCAAAGACGTTGCCAAGCGCCTTTACCGCGACAAATTCGACGCCGATCGCAAACCGCGCGCACTGTTGCAAACGCTTGGCGAGCATCTTTGCGAATACGACCCCGACATTTTCATCGACGCCACATTTACGAAAATTGCCGATGATATTCGCTGGCTTGGCGCAGAGAACGTTAGCCGCATCGCTATTACGGATTTACGCAAGCAGCACGAACTCAATCGGCTGCGCGCGGAGGGCTTTACGGTTATTCGCGTGACGGCGCCGGACGAATTGCGACTGGCTCGCGCCAAGCAGGCGGGCGACGACTTTAGCGCGCGGGACTTCGAGCACCCGACGGAAATGGCGGTGGACGGGTTTGCGGTTGATTACGAGGTGACAAACGACGGCTCGCTTGACGATTTATGGACGCAAGTCGACGAAATCATGCGCACGCTTGGCGTTGAGCCGCGGCGCGAAAGGAGGCGGTTTTTATAAGCGTTATTAACGAGTTACTCGGCATTAACGATTCATACCAAGCGCCGGGCAAGCTAATGGAAATATTGCGCAACCGGCCGCGGCGAGAAGCGCTATTCAAGCGGTTTTTAGAGGCGTTTAATTACGATGTTACGTACGACTGGTTTCACGATTATTTTCAGGAGGAACACGCACAACGAAAAACGCATAAGCAAGACTTTACGCCACAAAGTGTAGCCGAATTAGTTACGAAATTAGTCGGCAACTCGCCAACCGACGACGGCTTACGCTATGAACCGGGCGCAGGCACCGGCGGTATGACGATCACCGCGTGGAATAATGACCGCTACAAACATAGCCCATTCGATTACCGGCCGTCGTGGTACGTTTACCATTGCGAGGAGTTGAGCGACCGCGCAATTCCGTTTCTGCTGTTCAATACGTTAATTCGCGGTATGAACGCGGTTATCGTGCATTGTGACGTATTGTCGCGCAAGGCATACGGCGCATTTTTCGTTCAAAATGATACCGATAATCACCTCGCATTTTCGTCACTCAACGTAATGCCGTATACGGATGAATTAGCGAAGTACCTTGCGGTTGAGTGGGTTGAGAAACGTTATGAACCATTGGTGGAATCGCCCGGACAAATGCCGGAACATATCGTAAATCCGGTACCGCGCGGGCATGAAAGCGACTTAACGCGGTTGGTTAACACGATGTTCGCAAAGGAGGCGGTTGAATGAGCGATTGGCAATTGCGCGAAATGGCGCGGTTTGACGCCGACGGCCCCGACATGCATTACGCAGGGTCGCGCGAGGAACGTCAATATTGCGATGAGTGCCGCAAGGAAATCGGCTGGAACGATATGGCGAAGTTGACGCCCGACCACCGGACGTTATGCATCAGTTGTTGGGGCGAAGAGCAGGACGCAAAGGAGGTGGAGGATTGACTGGGGTTGAACAATGGCATTCCTTAAAAGGCGTTGTCGAGTGTGGCAATAATTATGAAGTATCTTCTTTTGGAAATGTTCGATCTATATTAACTGGAAAAATCAGAAAATCGAATAATGATAAAGATGGTTATCCGTATGTTGAATTGTTTTATGGCGGAAAGAGGAAGACATATAAGATTCATAGATTAGTCGCACTAGCTTTTATACCCATGCAAAAAGATAAAACCCAAGTAAATCATATCGATGGGCGCAAGGATAATAATAATGTCAGTAATTTGGAGTGGGTGAATAGTAGCGAAAATCAACTTCATGCAATTAGATTAGGACTAGTTAATAAAGAGAAAGTATCAAAGCATGCGCGGGAACTAGGTAGTAAATATGGGGCAATAAATGGTAAAAAATCCGCAAAACAAGTAGGGAAATATGATCTTACTGGGAAATTAATAAAAATATATCCGAGTGTATTTGCGGCGAGTAAAGAAAATAGCGTGCCTATTAGCACTGTATCAATGCAATGTAATAGACATGCTATGTCACGATATAGAAATTTCTATTTTAGATTCATATGTGAAAAAGTTCAACCTTCGTCCGGGGCGGTGTAACCTTCTAGTTGGAACGACATCGCGCCATCAGGCACGCCAACCGAGTGGTCGCGCCCAACGTAAACATACCGCTGCGGCAAATCGGCTTTCGTTAAGCCAATCGCGCCTACGAATTGCTTCGCGTAAGCATAGCGCCGCTCATCGAATTTGTACGGTCTTACGTCGGCCGGGCGCACGACGCCGGCTTTACCGACAATAATGCGCTTATTGACTTTATCGTAGCCAACGTAAACATGCGCAGGCCATTCGGTAATGCCAAGCAACTTCGCGGCGCCCGACGACAAGTATAGGCGCGAGAGCGAGTCGATCGTAATGTATTCGCCGGTACGCGTTTCACTCGAAATCCATTCGAAAGATTGCATACGTCACACTCCGTTCAGCGTTATTTATGGTTATTATATACGAAGTATTGACGGAAAACAAGCGGAATATTCGCAGGAGGCGATAAATTGACGATAAACAAGGCGTTATTTTCGAGTAATACCGATTTATGGGCGACGCCACAAGCGTTTTTCGATCGGTTGAATGACGAATTTCATTTTACGCTTGACCCGTGCTCGGACGGCACTAACGCAAAGTGCGAACGTTTCTTTACGCCAGCCGACGACGGCCTTGCGCAAGAATGGGCGGCGAGCATACGCCAATAATAAGCGCGATGGAGGCGACCGACTAATGGGCGCAGAATTCATCCAACAGGTAAACGTAATGAGTGACGCACTATTAAAAGGGGTAACAGATTATATCGAATACGAAAAATTTATTCGTGCAAAATATGAAGTCCTTAGTGGCAAATTGACACCGGAAAACCTCACCGAAATCGCGTTAAAAGGCAGCCATACAGCAGGCGTCATGCGTAATGTATACATTAACTACGTTCGGCGCCATGAGTTCGATATTCGAGCGTTATGGGACGCATGTATAGAAACGTTATTTATTGGCCTTGTATGGATGCCAATACTAGAGGAATACTTTCGCGACAATATGTTTAAAGAAGCGATTAACAAGACGAAATTCCCGGAATGGACGAAAATCGGCATAGCAGGCGGAAGTTGGGCGAAAATCAAACGTATGTTGGAAGAAATTGAGGTAGACGGCTAATGGGCGCGGTCCGAAACGGAGATAAAACCGAGGGAGTGAGGGCTTATCGGAGTTTCGCACATCGACACTCAACGCCGTGCTCGCGAGTATGACGCTAAATACCCGCTCGATACGCCTTACGGGATTCGCGCGGTGCTTGACGATTATTGGCGATTGGTTGCCGCGGTCGAAGCGGGTGACTACGATGCGGTCGACGTGTTGCTCGATTTTTTCGTGACGATGGACCGCGCGGAGCTAACCGACAAGCAATTTGCGGCGATTGTTGCGGTGTTTATCGAGGGGATGACGCAGGAGGAGGCGGCCGCCGCGCTTGGCCTCGCGAGCAAATCGGGCGTGAATAATTTGATTCAGCGGGCGATTGCGCGGATGGCGGAGGCCAACGGTTGGGGCGGCGAAGACGTGTACGCGGAATGGGCGCGATCTTATTATGGATGGGAGCGATTGTGTGACGAAAAAATTACTCGGTGATCTCGAACTTGACCGGATATATCAGNNNGACTGTATCGATGGGATGCGATTGTTGCCGGATGATAGCGTTGACCTTATCGTGATTGATCCGCCGTATAACATAGGAAAGGACAAACGTTGGGATAAATGGCGGAGCGTTGACGATTACGTGGCGTGGATGACGGATGTATTTCGCGAGTGTGAACGCGTGTTGAAGCCGAACGGTTCGTTTTACTGGTTTCACAACGATTTCGAGCAGATCGTCGAGTTGCATCGGGCGCTTTGCGAAAATACAACGTTTGTATTTAAACAGTTTATCGTATGGAATAAACGGTTTGAAGGCGCGCGGAATAAAGGATTTCTCGACGGGTTTGTAGAAACGGGCGGACTTCGAAATTATCAGCAAATGGCGGAATATTGTTTGTTTTATACGTTTCAGGACGATTACGGAGTGGATAAAGAAGGATTCGGATTTCAGTCACTACGAAACTACTTTCGCGAATTGCAAAGTTTTATAGGTTTAAAAATTAGCGAAATAAATAAAACTCTAGGGCATCGAAAGGCAGAGCACGCTTTTTATTGGAAATCGACACAATGGGATTTACCTACCACCGAGACATATAACGAATTGATTGATGTTTTCAAAATCGATGAATGGAGCGGTTTCCGAAACTACGAATCACTTCGCGAAGAATACGAAAATCAACGCTACGTATTCAACAATCAAAAAACGCACCATTCCGTTTGGAATTATGAAATCGCCCCGAAAATCGGCCATATAACGCCAAAACCCGTTGAACTAATCGAAAATATCATTCGCCACAGTTCAAACGAAGGCGCGATTGTGCTCGATTGCTTCATGGGAAGCGGAACAACAGCGGTTGCTGCGGCGAAATTGAAACGAAATTTCATCGGATTCGAGCGCGAGCCGGAATACGTTAAGATCGCTAATCAGCGCCTCGAAAACGTGAGTGACGAATATACCGAGTAACGGAAAATGGACGGTGATTGAATGACGAAACAGCAGCAATACTTTCGTGAACTTAAATCGCTAATAGATTCGGAAGTAACACTCGAACATTTCAACGCTGACCTCATGCGATCAATCATAGACAAAGCGCTGGGTTGGTCGCGAACTCAAACAATACTAAAGCGTCCTCCAAAAACGGACGCTAGATTAATATACTACATCGCTTGTGAGTCGTGGGTAGAACGGTTGTTGGAAACGAATTTACAACGTCATTTTGAATCTACTGCGGACGTTGAAGAATATGTTTGGCGCCGAACTTCGCAAGTCGGCTGGGGTATTCCGATTGTCGGGTACGATACAGCTTATATCCAGCTGATAGATACGTTTAGACCGAAAATACACAAATGGATGGAGGCGGGTAGCAGCGAGTGAGCAGCGATTATAAATCGATTTTTGTCGCCGCGGTCGACAATTTGTGGGCGAGCGATTTGAATGCGCGGATTGGCGAGCTGAATGCGGAAATAAAACGATGGCAACACGAACTACAAATGGTTAAATCGGATGAGGTAGTCGCAGAAAAAATCGAAGATGATCTCGATACGATAGCGCAATTATTCGCGGAGAAGATCCGGAGAGTCGACGAATTGATCGAGCGATACATCGCGGCAACCGGCGAGCGGCCCGACGCAAGGCAACTCGATCGGCTGGCGACGTGGTTACTGAAAGGGGCGGAACACGGCGACATTGACGCGGAAGTATTAACCGCACCACAACGGTATAGACGCAAAAAACGCGAATTGCCGGACATGTTAATTGACGGAAAAATAATGAACGATGACGGTAACACATATCGTGAACCAAAGCCGTCAATGGACGAAAAAGGATCGCATTTTGAATACGTTAGAATGCCGAGTGATAACGAAGATAAACGTAAATTTAACGGATCGATGCGCCGTTATAACGTGAACTTTAACGGTAAAAAGTGACAAAATCGTGTATCGCATTTTTAAAACGTGAACAAACGCAAATTAAGGCGTACTAGAACAAATGAAGGCGGCAAAACGTGAACAAGCGAATTGTCTGCCGTTTTTGAAAAGGGAATAACGCGATGTGGCTACGGCCCTTCGCACGCTCGCGGTTACGGCCGTGGGCGCATTATTACGAAGTCGCTCGCTGATTAGCGGGCTTTTTTATTTTACGCGAAAGGGGATTACGTATGTTGAACGACAAAATTAAATTCGTATACTCGAAACGGCTCGCCGACTTTTTGATTCGCGAGTGCGGGCTGCGCTTTATTACTTACGCAAAGCATCCGAAAACCGACCGGCTATTTTGGCTATTTGAACGCGGGCCGGCGCTTGACGAGGCCTTGGCGAAGTATGATGAGCGCAAGCATTAGGCGAAACAAAATTAAGCGAAAGGAACGATTATATGGGCGATTATTTACGGTCAAAGGACGACATTAAACGGAATTTTACGAAGGTACCGGATCAACTATGGCAACTTTATACGCGGCTGCCGGACTTTAACGCGGAACATGCGATGCTTTACGTGATATTTCTCGCCTTCTTTAACGAGGAATACGGTTACAGTTTCCCAACGATAAAAGACCTCGAATTGCGCACGGGCTGGACGGACAAGACGATAAAGAAACGCCGCGATGTGCTCGAAAAATACGATCTAATCGAACGAGTGGCGCGCAATCATTTCGGAGGCAATAACCGTTATTACGTAAAGTTGCCGCTTGATGAGCCGGCATTTAACGCGAAATATGGCGGGCTGCTTGGCGATTATAAGACGCGCGAAGAACGGCTAAATGAGCGGGCGCAATCGGATAAAGAACGTTTGGAAAGCGTTAAGCAGGCGTTCGATATCGACGATTTAATTTAGCGCGCTAAAGCATAATCGGAGAATTTCCGATTCATTATCGGAGAACTTCCGATTATGGATCGGAGAATTTCCGAGTTATACAGATTTACAGTATTTATATTTACGTATATAGATTTACGTAATTGCGGGCAAAGGCATTCGCTATCGCTCATACCTTTGCCGCGCTAACTAACTTTTATACAAACGTATATAGGCGTGTGTATATCTTATCGCGTAAGTATTTCACGAAGTGTATTCAAAGAAGTAATTCATGAAGTTAGTTTGCAAGACCGCCGCGCCGCGCCGCCGTCTAGCGATTCATGCTCGCGATAAGCATCCGACTGACATCCGGCATCGGCCACGGTTTCACCGCGCATATAATACGGAAGGTTTCGGGGTGGCGTATGGTTGCGAAAATACGGCGCACGTCACCGCAAATATGGCGGCACCAGCACCGGCCGCGCCGACCGCGTCGCCTTCCGAACTCACGGGGGTAGCCGGCCAGACCCGAACATTCACGTAACCAAACCGAAGTCAACCGTAAAACAGATAAGTACGTATAACACATATTTGACGTAATTAAGTACAATTCCGACAATTTCCGGAAACCGCGTCGTTACGGGCTTTACGGCACAACGCCGGTTAAGGCACCGCGCAATAGGCCGGCACATGCGGCTAGCCTTTGCGTTTGGCTTTCGTTTGATAAACGATTGAAAACCGCATGAAATCAACGTTTGATAGCGATAGTGAACGGTTTACTTAGCCGAAGTCAATAACGTATATGATAACGATTGATGATCGGTTTAAAAGCGATAATTTCCGAATGAAAACGAATTTGTTTCGTTGATTGTTCGTTTTTCGTGCGACCCCCAGGCGGCTCCGCGCAGGGGCGCCAACTCTTGAAAAAACCTGGCGTAGCACTTTTCTAACTCGATAGGTAAGATTTTTGTGCGAAATATCTCGTAAGGCGGAAGTCGTTGGGTAACTAATAAGACTAATTTAGTTAGTGTTTACAGCCTAATAGATTATCTTGATAATGATTATAAGCCCCATTTTTTAGAAAAGATTAGCGAATTTGAACGAATAATTAACGAAAATGTAGCGTAAACCGTATTAAAACGTATGTAATGCGTCTGTGAGCGCCGTAAACGCCTCTCTCGCGCGTTTTCTACGCAACCCTAACGAATTATACCCGCAACACACGAAAACGGCTCATAGACGCCTTTACGGCTCTCAGAACGGCATGTGCGCGCTACATAGACGCAAACCCAACGAAAGGAGGCGGTTATCATCGCGTATGTAAACGGTGAATGGCTCGATAGGGAAGCGCGGCAACGGCGTATCGACCTCATCACGGAACGCGCCCGTAAGCTGCTTGCGCTTTATAAAGCCGGCAAGGCGACCGATTACCACATCGAAAAGTTGCGCGAGGACAAAGCGGAGCTGGAGCGGCTTAAGCGCGTGCACCGGGCGGAAGTCGATATGTTGTATTTCTTTTACGAATACTTTTCGGAAGCACGCAACCCCGGCAACCCCGATAACCTTGTGCCGGACCCCTCCGTTAACATGGACGACGCGCCCGACTTTCACGTTAAGCTGTCGCGTATTCTCGATTCTGTATCGAATTATAACCGGACCGCGCGAATCGCATGGGCGGCCAGCCGGGGCCACGCGAAGTCAGCGTATTTGTCCAACGCCTTTCCGGTGCATGAGATCGTCTATCGCAAGCGCAAAATGATTCTCATTATCTCGGAAACTGGCGAAGGCTCGAAGAAATTTATACGGTGGGTAAGCGGTCAATTAAAATACAACGAAAAGCTACGTGCTGATTTTGGTGAAGTGCTGAGCCCGAAAAAATCGCAAAACGAAAAAGACTCGGAAGAAGCGTTTTTAACGAGCACCGGCATTAAAATGGAGTCGACCTCGTTAGGTAAGCAGATTCGTGGTTTCCGTAATGGGTCGCAGCGGCCGGACTTAATCATTCTTGACGACTTAGAGTCGCGCGATTCCAATAACACGCCGGAGTTGCGTCAAAAGGCGAAAGATTGGTTCAACCAAGACTTAATGCCGGCTTATGATCCGACTTGTACCGCGATTATATTCATGGGTACGATTGTACACGTTGACTCACTTTTGAACTACGTACTTAACGAGCGCCAAGACTTTATTAAAAATAAGTTTCCGGCTATTTTGTCGCCACCAAAGCGGATGGACTTATGGGCGGAGTTCGAGCGGATTTACCGCGAATACAAGCCGACGGAAGAAGAATTACAGGCGATAGAGTTTGCCGCCGAAAAAAAGCGAACGCCTAACGCCGAAGCGGCTTTACGGTTTTACAACGAACACAAAGCGGAAATGGACGAAAACGTCGAAGTATTGTGGCCGGGCCGGTTTCCTATCGCGGAACTTATGCTCGAAAAACTCAACTTAGGTTCTAAAGCGTTTAACACCGAATTTATGAATAACCCGATCGACGAAGAATCGCAAATATTCAAGCCGGAGCAATTTTATTACTATGACCATATCGACTTTAGCCATCGCGATTACGGTATTTACATGGGCATTGACTTCGCGCTCGGTAAAGAACGCGGCGACTATTCGGCAATCGTAACGGTCGCGAAGCATAAAGCAACCGGTAAAATTTACGTTGTTGATGCGTATGGTGATCGGATACACCCGGACGAATTTATGAAGGTGATCATCGAAAAGGTGCGTAAATACCAGCCGGACAGAATCGGTGCTGAGGCGCAAATGGCGCAAGAGTTTTTCGTCGACCACTTAAAACGAAACTTGCAAAGCGTCGGCTACCCGGCTTACTCGCGCGTGACAAAAATTCAACAAAGGTCGCGTAAAGAATTACGCATTGAAGCGATGTTGCCCGATATTGAAAACGGCAGCATCGTTTTTCATAAAAGCCATCAACTTTTGTTAGAACAATTTGAACGCTACGGAAGTAACTGGCACGATGACCTGCCGGATGCGCTCGAAATGGCTATATCCGTATCTAAGCGGGCTAAGGTGAAAATCATCGACAAGCCAATTTGGCTATAAAGGAGTGATTGCGAATTGTCTACGAAAAAATTCAAGGCGCTTGAAGCGAAACTCACGCCGCAGCAACGTAAAGCGGCGTTAATCCTCGTTCAAAATGACATGATCGATGCGGCCGACGGCGGCAAACGCAAAATGTCGGAAATCGCGGCCGAAGTCGGTATCAGCGAGCGTCAGCTATACCGCTGGAAGCACCATAACCGCATATTCATCGATTATATGAACATGATTGCGGACGATTTTCTCGCGTCGTATCGGCCGGGCGTATACCGGCAAATGATGCGGTTGATTAACGCACAACAACCGTCGGTTAAGGCGATGGACTTGTATTTTAAACGGTTCGGGTTGCTTACCGAACGGCAAATTACGGAAGTGGTCGACGATAACGAAGATCAATCGGACGAAAAAATCGCGGAAGAAATTGCGGAACTCGAACGCGAACTTGAAAGCGACGAGTAACGAAAGGAGGCGGATGAATGCCGACGATATACAACGACTTTTACGAGCACACGAAAGATTACCGGCTGTTTCAGCCCGGCGCGCTTTACCCGCCGATTGATTCGCTCGAACGAATCGCAAAGTACCGGCGCGGGCGCGCTATTTTTAATGCGCGGTATTCCGAGCCGGCGTATTTAGGTGAACCCAATATACTGACGCGCGCAACGAAGCTACTTGCCGACACTCCGCAAGCATCGCAGCTAAACTCGTTATACATCGCGGTCAATTTGATGGACATTTTGCTGACGAAACCAGCCGATTTAATGGTCGGCGAGCCACCGCAGTACGAAAGCGGCAAGCCCGACGACTCGCCGGAACAAAAAGCGCTCAACCGGATTGTCGAGAACAACGATTTAAATGCGCTGCTACACGAATCGGTCATCGGCAACGGCTACCGCGGCGACGCATGGTTTAAAGTGCGTTACGGCTATTACCAAGACTTTTCCGCGCTGCCCGCTGGCGTCGGCATTCCGCAGGGCGCCGAAATGGGGCCGATTATCGAGCATGTTCGCGCCGACTATGTTTTTCCGGAAACATCGCGCGGCAACGTTAAGAAGTTTAAAGCGGTAAATATTGCGTGGGTCGAATGGGTCGAAAGCGAAACGGAGGAAGTGCCGTTTCTCAACGTCGAGCGTCACGTGCCCGGCTACATCACGTATGAGCGATTCCGTTTATATGAGCCGACGATAAACAACGAGTATGGCGTGCCGCTGCAAGTATTCACGATTGGCGACCGCGTGCCAACAGGCCGCGACTCAGACGTCGAAGAAACGGGCGTGCCGTATTTGCTCGTGCACCACGCGCCGTACAAATCGGTTGATGACGACTGGGCGGGCGTAAGCGGCATCGAAAAGATCGAAGAAGTGCTGGCCGCGATAAACGACCGGTTGATGCAAATCGATTATATCCTATGGAAACATTCGGACCCGACGATTTACGGACCCGATCTCGAAGGCTTCGACAGTAATTCCGCGCGGTTCGGCGGTCGATATATTCCGCTTACAAAAGAGGACGCAACCCCGGGCGCAATCACATGGAACGGTCAGCTTGACGCTGCATTCCGCGAGCTCGATATGCTGCTCGGCATCGTGTTCATGATGGCGGAAACGCCGCAGTGGCTGTTCGGCACGACAATGGTCGAGGACAAAGGTGGCTCGGGCACGTCGCACACGGACGGCGTTGCGATTAAAGCGCGCTTCATGCCGATATTGTCGAAGATTAAACGGATTCGCACGCACTATGACAAAGCGATTCGCGACGCGCTATGGACGGCGCAAATCCTCGAAAACTATGCGAATCAAGGCGTGGCTGGTTTCGAAAAATATACGCCGGTTTACCCGACAATCAAGTGGAAAGACGGTATTCCGCGCGACGAAAAAGAATTCGCGGAAATCATGCAGATTCGGACGGGCAATAAGCCGACTATCGACCAACTTAGCGCGATTAAGCTGCTTGACGAGGTGGACGATGAGAAAGCGCGTGAGGTTATCGCGCGAATTGATGACGATGAAAAGCGTATGAACGATACGGTTGATTCGTCGATATTTAACGCTGCCGACCAAGGAGCCAACGTAAATGGCGAATAACGACCCGAACTTCGACGCACAAGTCACGCAAATCGTCCGCTATTACAAGCGTGCTATCCGCGATTTACAGGCCGAATTATCCCGGTTGTCGCTTACCGATATGCAGCGCGCTCACATTATGGCGACGCTAAAAAGCGTTAGCGATATACTCGCGCAGCTAAACGAGGACTCGCGCAAATGGGTCGAAGAAAACGTGCCGGCTGCGGCTAGGCTCGCAGTTGAGCAAACGATTCTCGCGCTCGGCGTCGTTGAAACGTTGGCCGAAGCGGAAAAAATCGCATCGTTCAACCGCGCCAACCAAGCGGTTATTAAAGCGGCTATCGAGGACACGCAAGCCGATTTATTGGCGGTCACACAAAACGTTGACCGGAAAGTGCGGTCGGCCGTTCGTCGGGCCAGTGCCGAGGCCATGCGATCAAACTTGGCGAAGAACATCAACGGCAGACGCACGATAGCACACGATATTCTCGCGCGAATCCAAGCCGAGCTTGGCCAAGCGGTCAATACCGGCATCATTGACGCAATGGGCCGTCGCTGGAAACCGGACGTTTACGTTGATATGGTGACGCATACGAAGCTATCGCAACTTTACCGCGATGTAACGATAAACGAAGCGGTGCAGCGCGGAGCTTATTACGGTGTGGTTTCGCGCCACGGTGCTACGGATGGTTGCGGTAAGTGGGAAGGCAAAATCGTGAAGCTCGTGCCGGATGCGCCGGGTCCTTATACGTATGTTGGCGACATTCCCAATAGGGAATTATTCCATCGACAAACGGGTGGCTTCGTGCGGTGACGCACGTCGAATAACCGTCTAAATTCAGGGAAGCCTACGGCATTTTGCTATGGTAACCGTGAGCGAAGCCCGTAAAGGGAACGTGCAGAGACTATAATGGCGGGCACTCTTTATAGAGTGCGTGGGATAGTCCGACACTCCGGGAAATCGGAGATTACAGAAAGCCAAAATGTCGCCACCATATAAGTCCTATAAGAAATCCAGAAAACATCGCGTAAACAGCGGTGTTTTTATTTTGCCTTACGAAATGGCGTTAAACTTTCGGTAAAATCCATAGTCTACGCGGACTTTAAACGCGGGAGGAAACGCAATGAAAAAATTCGATATTCAGTTTTTCGCAGAACAAGAACAACCCGAAACTACTCCGGAAAGTCAAACGGTTGGGGAACCGGAAAATAAACCCGAAGAAAAACCGGAGCAACCCGAGAAAACATTTACGCAAGCGGAACTCGACGAGATTATCGCGAAACGAATCGAGCGCGAGCGTAAAAAGTACGAAGGCTTCGAGGAACTCAAGAAGAAAGCGGAGCAATACGAAAAGGAACTCGAAGAAAAGCGTTTAGCCGAAATGAGTGAAAAAGAACGCGCTGAGGAAATCGCAAGAAAAGCGGAAGAACAAGCGCAACAATACGCCAAACAACTCGAAGAATTGCAAGCGCAGGTTAAACGCGAAAAAGTGCATAACGCATTTATTACAGCGGCGACCGCGCACAATATCGCTTACGTTGAGGACGCGCTAAAACTCGCCGAAGCGGAATTGTCCGCGGTTGAATTCGGCGAGGACGGCAAGCCTGTCGGCGTAGAAGCGATTGTAGAGGCGCTGGTAAAAAACAAGCCGTATTTACTCGCGCAACAACAGCCCCGGACAATCGGTGACGCGTCGAACCATGCGCCCGAGCAAAAATCAGAAAAAACTGCGGAACAGTTGCTCAAGGAAGCGGCTGAGAAGGCGCGGAAAACCGGTCGGATCGAGGACTTTGTTGCCTATACAAAACTCAAAAAAGAACTTGGAAAATAGGGGGAATTATAAGTGTCAATGATCTACGATGCTAGCCTAATCGGAAAAAGAGAGTCTGTTGTTGATGAAATTCTGTTGTTGAATCCGCACCAAACGCCGCTCATCAACATGCTTGGCTTTGCTGCACCGGTTACACAAACTGAGCACCAATGGTTTGAAGATGAAATGTTCGCGGACGAATCTACGGTAAGTGGCGCCGTCGCTGTTGACGGAACAACCGTAACAGTAGCCGACGCAGAACCTTTCCGCGTCGATCAAGTTGTAAAAGTCGGGGACGAATTGATGAAAATTACGGCTGTCAACGGCAATAACCTTACTGTTGTTCGCGGTTACGCCGAAACTACCGCTGCCGCTATTGCTGACGGCGCTAAAATTGAATTCCAATTTACGGAAGGTGTCGAAGGTGCCGATGCCCGTGCTGCCCGTTTTAAAGCACGTAAAAAGGTATCCAACCTTACGCAAATTTTCGATGACACGATCCAAATTAGCGGCACAGCCGAAGCTGTTACGCAATACGGTATCAACGATTTATACGCATATGAAAAACAAAAGAAACAATTGGAATTAGCGCTTCAGCTCGAAAAAGCGTTAATCAACGGTGTTAAATACGAAAACGGTCAAATCCGTCAAATGGCCGGTTTGCGTTCGTTCATCCAAACCAACGTCACTAACGTTGGCGGAGCCTTGACGGCTGATGCGATCAATAATCTCGCGCAAGACATCTACGAAGCTGGCGGTTTCGCAAACGGTGGCCGATTCGTTATTATCGTGCCTGCGAAACAAAAACGTGCTCTTAGCGCACTAGACCAAGATAAAATTCGCTTGGAGCGCGCTGAAAACGTTCGCGGCCAAGTTGTCGACATGTTCGTTTCTGACTTCGGTCAATTCGAAATCCACGTCAACAACAACCTTGCGCCGGATGAATTATTCTTGGTTGACGCTAACCGTTTGGCCATCCGTCCGCTCGTTGGTCGCGACTTCTTCCACAAATATTTAGGTGAGAAGGGCGACTATCGCGAAGGTATGATCGTCGGTAAAACACTTGCCGCCTAATGAGGTAACTCATTAGTGAAAAGCGCGGAATTAAGCGGGAAAGCTGAGACGCTAACCCGAACCGAAGGCTAAGGGTAAAATCTTAGTCAGGGGCAACGCATAGATGGTGAACCTGCTTATGCAGAATATAATCCATCCACGAGGCCGCGCCGCCTTGATACGAGGCGAAAAGGTATGCTGAACTTACGCGAATAGGAAGCGTAAGAGCTATCGGATAAAAAGCCGGTAGGGTAACACATTGGAGTACACTCTCGAAGTTCTTCAAGAAAAAGCTCACGGTCGCCTGAAAGGTTTATCTTAATTTAAATTTATGATTAAACACGAAGTCAAACGCTAGCGTCGCGAACTAGCGCGAAGGACGAACGCCTACGTCCGAGACTTCGTGTTTTTATTAGGCGAATATCTTAAAGGCGGAGATATTTTGTCTAAGAAAACGTTTATAAACATCTGTAAAAATTGCGGGGCTAAGTTCGAAGTTGATATGCCTTGCAAACATGATCCAACCAATAAAAAGAAGTTTGTGCGATGTTGTTCAAAAAAGTGTGTTTCTGAACTAGCATCAAAGCGTTTGAAAGAAATGCACCGAATTGATTGTGATTTTAAACGCAAACAACACTCAAACATTTATTTTAGGAGAATAGATAAAGAAGTACTTGTTCAGAAGTTTAATTATGAGCACAAGCTCATTTCGGAAATTGCTTCCGAATTAAAATGTAAAGAAACCACATTAAGGCGAGAGATGAGAAGGCACAACATAAAACGCATCTTTTACAGAAAATGCCCACAATGTGGTGAATTTTTTGGGTGTAAGAATCGATCTATGGTCAATCCCGAAAGCAATAAATTCAAAAAGTTTTGTTCTCGAAAATGTTATCTATCTAGCAGAAAACAATGCGATACTTGGATTGAGTTAGAGGTCGAAACATTTTTAAAGAATAATAATTTTAACTTCAAGAAACAAGTACCAATAAATCGAATGACAATTGATTTTGTCGTGGATGACAATATAGCTATAGAAGTAAATGGAGATTTTTGGCATGCCAATCCTGACATTTACGGTAAACTCAAACCATTACACAAATACCACGAAAGAGTAATGAATAAGGATTCACGTAAAAAACAAGCTCTCGAACAAAGTGGATATAAAGTTATCACGGTTTGGGAAAATGATCTTAAAACCGATAAGGATGAATGCCTAAAACGACTTTATCAAGAATTGAAAGAAGTGAGTTAACAAGGAGTGATATGGTGGCGGAATATAAATCAAGGTATCAACAGCTCGGTTTTTACGTCGATGGCGTGCGCTATAAATTCGCCCACGGCGTTTTTAAAACCGACGACAAAAAGATTCAAGCGGTGCTTGACGGCCTGCCCGACGTTACTCGCGTTGACAAGCCGGAAGCACAAAAATCGGAGGCCAAGCCGAAAGCGAGCGCAAAGTCCTCCGGAAAGTAGACGGAGGGAGGAACGCTTATGGCGGCAACAATCGCGGACGCTGACGTATATATCGACGCCAACGTCATCATGGCCGAAGATTGGCTCGACGCGGATACGGCACAAAAACAACGCATACTCAGTACGGCGCAGCGGATATTCGCGGAAAAATTTCCGGGCTACACCATACCGGACAACGCCGTTTACGAGTTTTGCGCGG